GTGACGGACTGCGGCCATGGGACTGGAGGACCTGGAGAGTGGACAAATTTGCATGCTTCACCGCGACGACAGTCGCCCGTGTTGCGGAACATGGCACATACGCGTTTTCCGTCTTCATATCCCGCTCCGCTACGGTTGGCGCGCGGAACTAGACGTAGACGGGGGTTTGGGCGCACGAATTCGCGGTCGTAAGCGGACTGATTGGTGCCGTAGTCGACAGGATGTGGATCGTGTAGCGGCGCACGTGTCACAGCGCGGACGATGGTGGGTTCGGCGGGCTCAATGTCTGTGTCACGGGCATAAATGGGCCTTGTGAGTTCTTTGTCCAGGTCATTGTCCTTCTTGAACATGGGATCAAGGAGATTGGTCTGCACGATGGCCGGCATAGAAGTAATGCGGTTGAGAGTCTCACGAAATTCTTGCAGCGCGGCTCGTACGTCGTAGTCATATCTCAAGCGGATGAACTCGAGTGTTTCTTCAGAAGCAAGAAGATAAGCATTCTGAGCAATGGCTTGTTGTTGTTCTTCAGCTACATAGAGATCGACTTTCTGACCATAGAAATAGAGTTTCTTCACGCGGTCGCGATGCCGATCACGAAGAGTCATGAGCCATTTTGGGTCGTTGGCAAGCCCTTCAGTCTGCCGCGCTAGGCGCAGGACGCACATGGCCCAGTCGGAGACAAATGGAACGAAAGAAGCGAGTTCTAGAATTGCCAGAGCAATGGAGATGGCAGATATGTCATGTCGAAAATTGAGGGGAATACCAGAAATCGTCCAGGCGACTTTCCCAAGGATTCGACCAATCTTGGGCCCAAGAATGTGACCGGCATGCTGAGTTATAGTGCCGTTGGAAGACTGTATGGAGATCTTTTCCACAGGATAGAAAATCTGGGAACAGTATTCCAGGTCGCACAGACGTTCAACGAGCTTGCATTTAGGTCTGAATCCCCATTCGGAAAAATTCTTTTCGATGCTCTGGGATGTTCGCTCAGCCATGTTTTTTGAAGTGTGTGCGGAAAATTCATCATCACCGGCCACGCACACAATCATCCAGTGAGCAACCACATACTCCACGAACTGTTTCCGGTCTAGTTCGCGAGCTGCGAGTGCAAGTCCAACGGCTGCGCGGCCCATGGTGTCGTCAAAAGCGTCATATCTGAAGAGCCATGTGGCAAGATGTGAAGCAGTGGCAGGAGCGAGCAAGGGCGTAGGCGTGATGCGTTCTGGGCAAGTTGACAGAAAATCGATGAGGCGTTCAGCGTCTTCATTAGTGAATTCTTTAGTTTCGCTGACACTTCCGTCGTCGTTGCGTTGGAACACTTCGGCTCGATACTGTGATTTAAGAACTGTATCGAGCTTCACGTCGTATCCGTAAAGTTTGGTTTTGTCGCCGGGAAATTTGACTTCTTCACCAGCAAAGTCTCCGTAATGCCACAAGAGCTGGGTGATACATGGTTCCATTTTCCGGCCGCAGACGGCGCCGTCAAAAACACTGAAGAGGGTCATGCATGCATTGTCATCGCTGTTGCCAAAAGACGTGTGCGGTTCGCCAGAGTGTCGTGTTCCTTGAATGGTGCAGACATTGCCGTTATACGTTTTGCAGCGTGTGCGTTTGTTCGCCTCCATCAGCGTGCCGAATGAGAGACCACACTGGGTTGTGTAGTCCCAAACTCCGAGACGCTTATAGAGCCGGTTTTCGAGGTCCTGAGCAAAATTTGACACGCTGCTGTCCCAGCGTTTGCAATCGTTTTCGACATAGCACGGTTCGACTCCGAGCGATTTGCATCCATTGATGAATTTGGTCAAAATGGCACCGATCTGTTTTGCATTCATGGCGGAGGTGATGCGAAATGGTCCTTTTGACATACAGGCAGTTATGCGTTTGGACGTCGCATAGACAACGGGTCCAGTAGCAGCATTGAATTCGGGGGTGCGAGACTGGACGAGGCGAGGCACCTGATCAATGAAGCCATTTTGCGTTATGGCATTTCCTGTCTCGGATTTGACGAAGCCGGTGGTGACCATCATGGTTTTGACATCCTCGTCAGAATACTTTACCATCTGCATTTTCTGGTGAGCTTTGTACAGAGTGTCGCGTGTGCTGCCATCGAAGCGTGACGCCCATGCGTCGAAGTCAACCGCAATGGGCAGCGACAATTCATGGCGTTTCTCACTGTCGAACATGCCGATAGGCGTGAAGATGTCTGACTCAGTGTCGTTGAGCCATTCATTGAGATCTAGCCAAGCCTGAGCGTTAATGTTGCGATCTTGCTGGACGCGATGGGCAATGGCCTGAAGCTCATTGTGAGGTGACATGGCCAGGGAGGCAGGCATGAGGCTGGTGAAGCCGATTGTCTGAAGGCGCGGGGCGGGCTGTTCTCGGATCGCAAAGTTGTCATTCCGCTCTCGGCGCTTACTTTCTTGCAGCGTCACCGTTCCGTCGGTGTTGTGAATGGTAGTGGTGCCCGGCTCTGGCCGGTCGAGAATATTTTCGCTGGCAAAACTCTTGAGTTCGCCGTAAGCAATGTCAGCAGGACCTCCTCTATCAGCGAAGCCATGATTGATACGATCTTGAATTTCATCGATTTTGGCCTCGTTCTTCTTCTTCAAGCGGTACGCCCTGAACATAGTATAAAGGCCGAAGACTGCTGCGAGTCCGAGCACTTTCTTATTTTCTTTGATGAGATCAATGAGCGAAGCTTGTGAAGAGAGGGGCCCAGCGCTGATCATGTTGTCGCTATTCGCCGCAATGGACTGATAAATGCGGCGCACGATATAAAGAGCAACGGGAACAGCGAGAGCAACAAGTGAATGCCAGGGTGTGATTCTCCAGGCGGTGAAGTCGAGCTGCAGATATCTGGTGTGGGTGGCAACAAGATTATCGAAAGGAATTCCAAACATTTTCGCGAGCTGAACAAGAGGGCCTAGCAGAAATGACATAGTTTCTGGCACTTGCACGTCAAAGGCGGGCTTGACATACTGTTCAAGAGCGGAGCACTCGTCATGAATGCCTGAGGTAAAGCCGATTGCTGTAATTAAAACTTGGGCTTCAGCGATGTGTTCAGAAGGCAGGCGGTACTTTCGCAGGACATTAGCAGCGTGAGAATAGCCTCCTCGAAAGCAAGATGGGTTGCGCACCATCGTTGCGAAGTGGGCTTTCATCGCTGCAATTGCACCTTTCGGCACGAGAACTTGGCGTGTGCCGTGCGATGTTTGGATGAGAATGTTGCGGCCGATGGAGAAAGCCCGGACGATTTTCAGCGGTTCATACACGTACCGGGCGAATTGAGATGTTTTTGTTTCCGTGAGGCTCACAGTCAGTTCACCAAAGGAGGTTTCATCTGCAAGAGCGTTTTCCCAGGTGAGACTAACAAGGTTAGCAGGTGGATCTTGGCCGAGGCGAATTTCAACAACCCTCTGAATAGCATTTTCTGAGATGTTGATGATGTGTAGATATCCGTGGGCGGTGTGAACTCCATTGGTAAGAAGCCAGTCACATGGAGAGTGCTGGTATTGGTTTCCGCCGCGCACGGACATGGCCACATCTCTGTCAAGGCGCGTGTACTGCGCTTCGCCAGCAGCGAATGATCCTGCTCCGTCAGGAAACACATG